ATTGTTCTAAAGTCAAATAGTATTTCATTATTATCAATTAATTCATCGCCAAAATCTGAATCTGCCCACTCTAGTGACCTATCCATAATGTTTTCACAACTGTCAACAACATACTCTTTAAGTTGCTCAAATTGATTATCAGTTAATGTAATTGTTTTCATTACTCAAACTCCTTATCATGCAAGGGATAATAGACTTCTCTATCTACTGCTTGGTGCATAATATAATACATATCAAAAGCAGGGTCGGTTACACTATCACAATACTTAAGTGTATCAATAACCATTTCCATAAGTTTGATAATGGTTTTTTCTCTTGGTGTGGTTTTGTATTTTGTTGTCATGATTAAAAGGTTGATTAATTTAATTATAATCGGTAGGTTATTGAAATCTACCCATGATGTGACAGTAATTGAACTGGTTTAACTTAAATAAGTTTCCTTTGCGTTACAAATAGCATCAAATAAGTTGTCAAATGTTTGAACATCAAAATCGTCACTCTCATTAAGAGTATCAATGATTTGTTCCTGACTACACATAATATTGTATAGATGTTGATATTGACCTACAGTAAGGTCAATATTTAATCCTTTTACTGCCATGATTTTATCTCCAAGTTGTATTCATCAAGTAAAATGTCTCTGACTCTCTCTCTATCGAGTGAGTCTCCATCACCCCACACCATCACTTTGTAGTCAGATGTCCAATTTTTATCTTGCTTCTCATAATATGCACATAATGAAAGATACTTTTCGGTAGCACCTAAAATGTCAACTTTTGAAAGTGGTTTACCATCTTTCACAAGTGGGTATAATGGGTCATTTACTCCATAAAATGAGTCAACATAGTTCACAAAGTTTGTGAGCATATCATTGAGTTCTGTTGATGTTGTTCCTGAGTTCATAAGTCCTCTGTGGTGTATGTACTTATTATAGCAAGTCTAAGTCCTTGCGGAAGTGTCTGTGTGCAACTTTCTGAACTGGCACACGCCCATCACTATTTTGATAATGAACATCTAAAATGCGATTATGCACTTTACCAATTATGCCTTCCCCACCTTTGTTTTCAATGACTTCAGCATAAACGTGTTGATCTAACACATTCTCTAACTCTGTCAACTCATCTTCTGTGAATTGGATTGTAAATACTTTCATTAGTCCTCTGGGTACTGATTTGTGAGCATATCTTCAACTTGATTAAGTTGATCTTTAGTCATTATGCCGATCATAAAATCAACAATATCATAAATGTTGTTTTCTGCATTATCACTAGATTCAATTATACTAGCGATTTCTGAGAATACTGTGGTCGCTTGATCTTTATATCTCATTAGACTTCTCCCTCTTCTGGAAACTGTGATAGATACGCATTAGCAAGATGTGACACGAAAAACCACGCACGTTGACCACTCACTCTATTTTCATCACAATAGTGTGATATGGCATCTTCAACTAATTCTGAGATTTCAACTGCTTGATCTCTCATTTCTTTGATGTCGTCCATAATAAAAAATCTGCTTACATTATTATAATAGTACCTATCCGACACGAATAGGATTTTTATGTGACACTAATAAAATTGTCACATCAACTAAATTTTATCCATTTAATTGGATTACCATTAGTAGCCTTCCATAGGTAAACTGCACCTATGGATTCAACTAAATTCTCTCCAGTTTTTTTTGCTTCATCAAAATCAGTAAAATTCCAATAATTTGCATCTTCTGAGTAAAAATCAAAAGTGTCAGTTAAAATCCATTTTTTCATAGTTTTGGTAGCCATACTATCATACCTAGAGTTAAAAACAAGCACCTTACAGGCGATTCTGAGAGGAGCAAAAGTGTATCATTTGATACTATTTGAGTTGAATCTCATAATCTATAGATTTGATGCACCAACCACTAGCTGTAGTGACTTCTTCGATCAAATCGTCCTCATTATCAGCTTCCCATACACCAAGTGCAAGGTCACGAAGTTCAATCTCGTCATCATAAGTGAGTAGTGAAGTTCCGTTGCAATAATCATCATCAAAATCAAACTCAACTTCGGTTACATTAAATTTCATAGCAAACTCTTATCAAGTACTTTTACATTTCTTTTAAGTGTCTCATCATAGACACGAATTGAGAGTTCTCCATCAGCATCTACGAATCCATTTCTGTCAAGTGCATTACCAACAATCTCCCATACTTGATGGACTTCCTCATCAGTTAACATAGATGCTATGCTGTAGTAGTGTGTTCTTGCCATAATAGAATGATTTGCTTATGTATTCATTATAATAAAGAAAAACAAGAAATCTACCAAAAGTAGACACCTTGTTAACTGTCACGAGAGCTGTTACTTACTGCTCTCCCATTTGCCATAATCTCCTAAGTCCTCAACGTATATATCATTAACTTGTTCTTTTCCTTCTAATTGTAATAGGTTATACCAATTCCACATATACGGATTTAAGCAATCATTATCATCTATCATTACATCTAAGGTCACTCTATATCTTGTCAACTTCTTGCTTTCTGGGATAGTTTGAGACATGATTACCTCGTAAGTGAATTTAGTAGTTTATTGATACAAATATACTCATTCCACACTATATGTAGCAATTAAAACTTTTTAAGTAACTTCTCTGTCTCTGGGTCAAGTGATTCTCTTACACCAATCCAGCCATCTTGATGATGTTCCATTAACGAATCAAGGTACTCATCTTCACTTTTGTATTGTGAATCGTACTCAAACTCAAATTCCATAGTTGTTATAATAAAGGACGAGAGGAAACAAAACTGAATCAACTGCTTAAGTTCAACTTAAAAGCGTTTTCCTCTGGGTATCCACTACCTTGAAAGTCTTATGTTGATCGGGTTTGTTTCCCCACTATTAATATAAACCACACGCACGAATAATGCAAGTATGTGTGTGTAACCTAACAAACTGGCACACTTACACGAAATCTTCCAAGTTTATAGTGTATTGTGATACTCGATTCTGAATTAAATCATTATAAGACTCGTGTAACTCACAACCAATATAATGCCGACCTAATGATTTTGCAACCATAGCCGTAGTTCCTGATCCAATAAAAGGGTCAAGAATTATATCTCCCTTCTGACTACCAGCCTTGATACAAGGTTCGATTAACTCAGGTGGAAATGTAGCAAAATGGGCTCCCTTATATGGTTTCTTATTTACTGTCCAGACAGACCTTTTATTCTTTGTTGTATTTCCTTTTGCAATTCCAGAATACGATCCTGCTCCGTTTTCTTTGGTTGGTTCTTTGATTGATTCATTATCATAATAGTAGTTTTTACTTTTACTTAATAGAAAAATGTACTCGTGTGATTTTGTGCATCTATCCTTCACACTTTCTGGCATAGGATTTGGTTTATTCCATATTATATCTTGCCTTAAATACCACCCATCTTTTCTTAATGCAAATGCCAGAAGCCAAGGGATTCCAATTAAATCCTTACTTTTATATCCTTCTAGTTTATTGCCACGAACAGGTGTTTTAGTAGGTAAATCTTGACGAGTTTTACTTACTGTTTGTTTAGGATAGTTTCCATCACTACGATAGTTATAATAACTATCTCCTATATTTAACCATAGTGTTCCATCATCAGTTAAGACTTCCCTTACATTTCTAAACACTTCGACTAATTGGTCAACATATTTTTCTGGGGATTCTTCCATACCGATCTGGTTCTCCTCTCCACCATAGTCACGAAGTCCATAATATGGTGGCGAAGTGACACACATTTTTACTGGTTCAGTTATTGTTGAAATTGTTTTTCTGCAATCTCCGAATAGTATTGTGTCCTTCAACTTATCAAGTCCTCTAGTCCTAAAAATTCCTCCATATAATAATCACAAGTGACTTCATAATACGCAGCTAAAGCTTCAATATCGTTGGCATCAATACCAACTTTTGCGAATAAATCAAGTGTTGAATCGTGCATTGTTTTAACTCATAATGTTTATATTATAGCATAATTAACTACGAACTATGCTAATTGCTGGCTGACCATCTTTGAATACAGTATCAACAACTGCCTGTACTTTCTTAGATGTACTAATACCAACCTTGTCATATACTGGAATACATACTAAACCAAATTGCTTAGTGATGTCTCCCTTACGAATGACTCGACCAATCGACTGGCTGATACCAATGTAGTCCATTGATCTCAAAAACAATACTGCTTCGAGACCATTGACATTGATACCTTCTGATAATATACTGTGATGTAAAACTACAAATCTCTTGTCTGTTTTACCCCACGCATTGAGAGTATCAAAGAACTCTTCTCTTGTCACTTTCTGACCATCAATCACACCACCAGTTTTTGAAGTGATGTACATATAAGAGTAACCTCTCCACGCTAACTCACTAACAAACTTTGAAAGTGCAATTAAATTTACGATTTGCTTTGTTGATCTTGCACATATCAAAACTTTATCAACATCAACATCATCAATCGTTTCTATGATATGGTCGCAATCTTTCTCATAACCAAATCTACTATCGTCAGTAACATCAATCTTTTTGACCACAACTTTAGGTGGTAAAATGTGACCTTCATCAACTAACTTAGGAGCTGGTACATTGCAAATGACCTGACCAAAAATGTCACTATCATTCATACCAACTTTCTTAGGTGTCAAACTGTGCTTTGGTGTTGCTGTAAAGAAATACTTTCTCTGTGCATATATTGAACAATACTCAACTGCTTCGATAAAGTTTTTCTGAACTGAGTTGTGTGCTTCATCAAAGTATATTGTATCAATCTCAATATCAAGTGACTCTGTGATTCTGTGTAGTGAATGATATGTTGTAAAGATCAACTGATTTCTGATACTGTTGTGATACCAGTTTTCAATCACTTCTGTTTTTGTACTGCTGAAGTGATGAGTCTCTCCACTATGAACGTGCATCACATCTACATTTGTGATATGCTCAAGAAAATCTGCTGATAACTGATTTGCAAGTAAGATACGAGGAGCAACAACAACAATAGTTTTTGATACGCTATTCATATCAAATCTATACTGTGCATCTTCAATCATACACATTGTTTTACCACCACCAGTGGGTACAATAATCTGACCTTTATTACACTTTTGCATAGCAACAAGTGAATCTAACTGATGTGAACGTAATTTCATCAAAATCTCATTAATACTATTAGTATAGCAAAAAATATCCCCTTTTTCAAGGGGATATGACAGCTTGTAAATTGGTCTATTACTGTAATGCTAGTGTTATTGGATTCAATTCTTCTTCACTATATTCATAATCATCATTGACGTTTGACCATGTTGACATCTTTGACCCACATATAGGGCATATTTCTATACCATTTATTTTGAGAAAATCATCAAGAAATTTTGCTCCTGATTCAAGAGTATTACAAGATTTATCTAAAAATTCTTTTAAAGCACCTCCCCAAATATCCAGTGCATCTCTTGTTTTTTTCTTTTGAATTTGACGACCCTTTGGAAAAGTAACACAAAATGAATTAGAAAGTTT